TCTTTATCTTAAAGCTATTAAGGCTATGGCTAGGTATCGGGGTGAATCAGATGAAAATAGTGATACCGAAAATGTTGAAGATTAGATCTTTTAGTGAGTTGGAAAAGATACATAATTATGATGATCGATTTGAATATCTTTCTCTAAAAGGAATTGTTGGAGAAACTACTTTTGGATTTGATCGTTATCTTAATCAAGATTTATATAATTCAAGAGAATGGTTAAAAGCAAGAGATTTAACAATAATTAGAGATGATGGATGTGATCTTGGGATATCTGGTTATAGGATTATGGGTAAAATAATTATTCATCATATGAATCCTATAAGTTCTGAAGATATAGAGCATGGAAACATAGATATTTTCAATCCAGAATTTCTAATTTGTACGTCCCATTTGACACATAGAGCGATACATTTTGGTGATAAATCTTTACTCCCAGAACTCCCGATTATTCGGCGTCCTGGTGATACTTGTCCTTGGCGTAGATAATTAAAGGAGGTTTTATGGAGAGTATTCTCGATACTATTAAGAAAATGCTTGGTATTTACGATGATTCTTTTGATACCGATATTATAGTTGGGATTAATACTGCTTTTATGTCTCTAACTCAACTTGGTATTGGTCCTACTAATGGATTTTCTATTATTGGTAGCGATGAAACTTGGAGCGATTTCCTTGAAGATTTAACCAATTTTGCTGGAGTTAAATCTTACATTTATCTTAAAGTTAGGATATTATTTGATCCCCCTACAAATTCATCCGTTCTCGATTCATATAATCGAGAAATTTCTGAATTAGGATGGAGATTAAACATTCAAGCCGAAACTGGAGTTTAAAATGGAGGTAAAAAATTTTATAGAACATGCTGGTATTCTAGGAATGCGTTGGGGTCATAGAAAAAGAGAATCGGTTAGTAGTCCATCTGGAGGATCTGTAACTACAAGTTCTCCTAGTAAGACTAATAAAGATTATGATGTTGTTGAAACTATTAGAAAAAAGAAATTATCAGAATTAAGTAATGATGATATAAAACTTTTAGCTAATAGAATGCAACTCGAACAAACTTACAAACAATACCAAGAACAACATAAAACAAATTTCGAAAGAGGAAAAGATACAGCTTTAAAAATTCTTGGAAATATAGCCGTTCAATCATTAACTAATGTTGGAAATACTTATGCCCAAAAGTATTTGGGGATAGCTTTGGGCGACATTGAAGGTTCTGTGAAAAAAGTAAAAGAAGCAAATGTTCAAAAAGGAATCGAAGAGAGAGCCAAAGTTGAAGCTGAAAAGAGAACTGCAGAAAAAGTTGCTAAAGAAAAAGCAATAAATGAAACTACTAATAAATTATTTTATAAAACATTAACTAATGATGCNNTTAATAATGTTAGATATGATAGTTTTAAAGTAGTTTCANNTAAGNTGGAAAGAAGACAGANTATTNNTGCNGTNGANAANGTTCTTGGNAANATTNGNAANAAAANANTATCAGAANTNANTTTNGANCCATNNCCTAAATTTNCTACGTCGAAATTATTAANNGATTATTGGGAAAAATCAAAACCAGTTATGAGTACTATTCCCCCAAGTCGAAAAAAAATGATAAAGGTTACAGATTTGGATTTCTAAAAAGTAGGATCTAAGTATGACTCTATCAAATAAGGCAGTTCCAAGGTATTACGGTGAATTTCGTGATAAAGTTATAAGAGGAGAAATACCTGTTTGTAAAGAAATTTCTCTTGAGATGAACAGGATCGACCAACTTATTGCTAATCCTGGAATTTATTATGATTCTGAAAGTGTCCAAGGATTTGTCGATTATTGCGAGACAGAGTTAACTCTTACTGATGGATCAGATTTGATTCTACTTGATTCTTTTAAGTTATGGGCAGAAGAAATATTTGGCTGGTTTTATTTTGTTGAAAGAAGTATATATAAACCAGATATCAATAATCATGGTGGTCATTATATTAGAAAGATGATTAAAAAACGTCTTATTAATAAGCAATATTTAATCGTTGCTAGAGGTGCTGCTAAGTCTATGTATAGTAGTTGTATTCAAAGTTATTTTCTTAATATTGATATAGCAACTACTCAACAAATAACAACAGCACCGACTATGAAACAAGCAGATGAAGTAATGTCCCCAATTCGAACTTCTATTACACGCGCACGAGGACCTCTTTTTCAATTCCTAACTGAAGGGTCCATACAAAATACAACTGGATCAAGAGCTAATCGTGCAAAATTAGTATCAACAAAGAAAGGAATTGAGAATTTTTTAACTGGTTCGATAATCGAAGTTCGACCAATGGTTATTGATAAATTGCAAGGTCTCCGTCCATTTGTATCAACGGTTGATGAATGGCTTAGTGGAGATATTAGAGAAGATGTAGTTGGAGCAATAGAACAAGGAGCATCTAAACTTGATGATTATTTAATAGTTGCTACAAGTTCAGAAGGAACTGTCCGTAATTCTAGTGGCGACACTATTAAAATGGAATTACTTGACATACTTCGTGGGGATTATATAAATCCCCATGTTAGTATCTGGTATTACAAGTTAGATGACATATTAGAAGTTAATGATCCAGGAATGTGGATTAAAGCTAATCCAAATATTGGACAAACGGTAACATATGAAACTTACCAACTAGATGTTGAACGTGCCGAAAATGTACCAGCAGCGAGAAATGATATTCTTGCTAAACGTTTTGGTATACCAATGGAAGGATATACCTATTTCTTTACCTATGAAGAGACACTACCTCATAGAAGAAGAGATTTCTGGTCGATGTCATGCGCTCTTGGTTTAGATTTGAGTCAAGGTGATGATTTTTGTGCTTTTACTTTTCTATTTCCACTTCCACATGAAATGTTTGGTGTTAAAACTCGTTGTTATATTTCGTCATTGACTTTAATGAAATTATCTAGTGCAATGCGAATGAAATATGACGAATTTTTAGCGGAAGGCTCATTACAAGTTCTAGATTGTAAAGTTTTGGATATGATGGAGGTCTATGATGATTTAGATGCTTTTATATCGTCTTCAACATATGATGTAAGAACTATTGGGTTTGATCCATATAATGCCAAAGAATTTATGGCACGTTGGGAAACAGAAAATGGTTCTTATGGTATTGAAAAGGTAATCCAAGGTGCTAAATCTGAATCAGTTCCTCTAGGCGAACTAAAAACACTCTCCGAAGAACGTCTATTAATATTTGATCAACAATTAATGGCATTTGCTATGGGTAATGCTATTACATTAGAAGATACAAATGGTAATAGAAAGTTATTTAAGAAACGCTATGATCAAAAGATAGATAGTGTATCCGCTTTGATGGATGCTTATATTTCTTATAAAGCACACAAAGAAGCTTTCGAATAATTCATATTTTATAAAAGGAAAAAATAACAAATGAATGCTTTAACTGCTAAACAAATCGACTATTTGGATCATTTTGCACACAAGGATCTTGTTGAATTAGGAACCGTTCTTGATGAATTGCAAACTGCTTATGGTGCTATTTCTTCTCAGGCTGCACCAGTTAATGCCGTAGCAGCAACAAAATCTTTAGCCATTACTGGTGTTGTACTTGATGGCGATACTGTTAGTTTCAATAATCCTCTAATCGTTGGCGCTGATGTTTATGAGTTTTGCGCAGATGAGGAATTAACTGTTACATCTCCAAATAATATCCCAGTTGATATTACTGATCATGCTACGAAAGCATCCGGCACCTTAACAATGCCAACTAGTAAACCAACTGCCGATGATACCATGACGATTGGAACAAAAGTCTATACTTTCGTCACAGATGATACTGCTGCTGAAGATGGGGAGATCAATATTGGTACCAACTTAACAGAAGGTCAGGATAATATTGTTGCTGCTATTAATGGTACAGATGGAGTTAATGATCCTCATCCTCTTGTTAGTGCGGCGGCTTTTAACGCTAATGTTTGCACTATTACAGCACTTGTTGGTGGAACCGCTGGTAATAGTATCGCTACGACTGAATCATTTACTGCTGTTGGTAATGTTTTTGGTGCCGGAACTCTTGAGTCCGGTACTGATTGTTCTGCTGCGAATGCTATTACACATCTTGTTGCTGAGATTACAGCCGAAGATACTCAGGGTGTTGGCGCTGTTGATGGCGCTGGTGATACCATCGACCTAACTGCAGATACTGCTGGTATTGCTGGTAATAATATCGCTCTTGCTGAGACATTGACAAATGGCGCATTTGCTGGAGCTGCTACTAAGTTATCTGGTGGTGTGGATGG